GAAACCCGCGACGTTCTCTTGACGCTGGATCAATGGCTCGCTGCGGAATGCGAGACGCTTCCGCCCCGCGAGGGCGCTGTCATTGTCGCCATCGATCTTGGCGGTTCGGCGTCGATGAGCGCGGCGGCGCTCTATTGGCCCGATAGCGACCGGCTGGAAGTTTACGGGACTTTTCCTTCCGAGCCTTCATTGCTGGATCGCGGGCATGGCGACGGGGTGGGCGAGCGCTATCTGCAAATGTTTGAGCGCGGCGAACTGACAACGCTTGGCGCGAAAACGGTTCCCGTTGCGGCATGGCTTGGCGAAGTCTGGCGCCGCATCGAAGGCGAGTCGGTCGCTGCGATTGTCGCCGACCGCTACAAGCAAGCCGAACTTTCCGAAGCCATACAGCGCGCGGCAATCACGGCGCCGGTGATCTGGCGCGGCATGGGATTTAAGGACGGCTCCGAAGATATTGAACGCTTCCGCCGCCATGTATTCGACGGCAAGGTGAAGGCGCAGCAAAGCCTATTGATGCGCTCGGCAATCGCCGATGCAGTATGTCTGCGCGATCCGGCGAACAATCTCAAACTTGCAAAAGCGCGCAGCCTTGGCCGCATCGATGCGGCGTCCGCATCCGTCCTGGCTATCGCCGAAGGCGCTCGCCAAGCTGCTCGTCCGGAGCCTCGTCAGGCGAGGTTGATATGGGCGTAGAAGCCTCAAAAGGAATTGCACTAAATATTGGTCTGCTGGGTTTTTCTTCTCCCCAGCCACCAATTCCAGCCGCATTTTTTTTAAACCACAAGTCGAATGTCAGTACCGCCGTGATGATCAAAAGATCGATCACGATTTTAATTACGACCAGCCGATATGTTGCTATGACTGCTTTGACGGCGAATGACTGTTGCTGGACATCAATCGCAGCAATGTTCCACCCCCATACTTCAAAGAAATCGAATACCGCTCCCTTCAAAGTTTGGTCCAGCATTAACATCAATACCGGCCCAACGCTGCCGTCAGCTAGCGGTGCCCCGTTCATGTGCAACTGGAACACCGGAGCTTTTAGCGCCGTAGGGAGTGTAAACAGAACGACCTGTATCGCGAGTGGTACGAGTATTAGGAGAGCGATCCACGCAATAAATCGTCCCCGGTACTTTTTCAGTCGAGCAACGTGGTTCTCTCCGCCAGTTGTAACTCTATTTTCGTGCGGATCGCGCGACAAAAACTTGTCTCGTGTAAACGCGATCAATATCCACACCGCAAACAGGATCAACACGATTGCCCAAACGGCAAGCGCAAGCTGGTTCTCTGAACTTTCTAGAAATTCCATGACTGCCCCCTCGAAAATTACCCCTCGCGGTAGAGCTTATCACAGGCATTCAAAAAAAATAACTCGAACCAAACGGTGGGCCGCATTGAGGGTTCAAGCCTTGCGCCGTGACGGTTTCCGTTGTGTGCAGTGCGGCGCGCGCGGACGGCTCGAAATCGATCACATCAAGCCCGTTCGCACCCATCCCGAACTCTCATTCGATCTTGCCAATCTCCAAAGCCTTTGCCCGTCCTGTCACACAAGAAAGACGCGCATTGAATGCGGCCATCCGCCGCCTTCCCCTGAACGCATCGCATGGCGCGAGGCGGTCAAAGAACTCCAAAACAGAAAGACAAAACCATGCTTGAGTCAGTAAAAATCTCCCGCCGTCAATCGGAAATCCGCCAGCAACTTTCGGAGCTGGTCGCGAAAGAAAAGCCGTCCGATGATGAAACCCGTTCAATGGAAACATTGGATAAGGAATATCGCACCAATGAAACGCGCTTCCGCGCCTCACTGGTCGCTGAAGATGAGGAGCGCCGCGCCGCCAATGACGATTTTGAGACCCGCTCCGAAAAAGAGTGGATCAATCTCATGGGCGGTTTTGAACTCCGCCAAGTCGCACTTGCGCTTGATGAGGGCGCAACGCTCTCCGGCGAGACTGCGGAAATCGTGCAAGAGATGCGCAGCAAAGGCGGCTATCGCGGAATCCCCGTTCCCTATGCGGCGCTTGAAACCCGCGCGGGCGAGACTGTCGCCAGCGGAACGCCCGATCCTAAATTCACGGCGCCGATCATTGACCGCATTTTTGCGGAGTCAGTGACGGGCCGCATGGGCGCGCGCGTCGTGAATATCAATTCCGGCCTGCAGGAATATCCTGTCGTGACTTCCTCTGTCGCGGCGGGCTGGGCTGCAACGGAAACCGGCGCCGTTGCAGGCCCGACCGTTTACGCCACAACGGATCGCCCGCTCGCGCCTGATCATACGCTCGGCATCACCATGAAGATCACGCGCAAGTCGCTGAAACAAACGGGCGATGCGTTAGAGGCGGCGGTTCGCCGCGATATGTCCGGCGCCATCACGGAAGCGGTTGACCGTGCGACCTTCACCGGGACCGGCGCGGACGGCCAGCCGACCGGCGTCATCGCGCTGGCGGCGTCTGTCGGCATCACTGAAACCGATGTTTCGGCTATTGCGTCTTATGCCGTATTCAAAGCGGCGGCGCGTCGCGCCATGGATCGCAACACGGCGATGAAACCCAGCGCCTTGCGTTGGCTCATTCGTCCGCTGACCTACAGCATTCTTGACGGTACGGTTTTGACCGGCACGTCCGACGCGGAATGGGATCGCCTGATCCGCCGTTTCGGCGAAAGCGCCTTCACCATTTCGGACAATGCTTTGCCTGCATCAGAAGCGGAGGACGCAACCGACAAAGGCGCGCACACGATCATCGCCACGGCGTTGACCGGCGGAACCCCGCCTATTTTCGTTGGCATGTGGGGCGGCGTTGACGTGATCCGCGATCCTTACAGCGATGCGGCCAGCGGCGGCTTGCGCCTTACCGGCCTCGCCACGATGGACGTGACGATCTCGCGCGCTGCGCAGATTGAAATTCTCGAAAACGTGCAGGATCGCGCATAATGACGGCGACCCTGCACAAGAGACAGGTCGCGCATGTCGCACGCGAGGGTCCGCGCAAACTTGCGGGCCTCGCGGCGGTTTATGATCGCGAAACTGAAATTGGCGGCGTGCGTGAGAGAATCGCGCGCGGCGCTTTTGAACGGACTTTATCGACGGACGCGGAAGTGCTGGCGTTTGTCGATCACGATTCGGGGAAACTATTAGGGCGGCGGTCTGTCGGGACGCTGCGCATATCCGATAGCGATGCGGGACTGACTTTCGAGGTCGATCTTCCAGAGACAACGCTAGGCCGCGACGTTCTCGCGCTCGCGGAACGCGGCGATCTTGGCGGCATGTCGTTTGGCTTTGTCATTCCGAAAGGCGGCGAGCGGCGTGACGGCAATGTCCGCCTTCTCACACAAATCGACTTGCGGGAAATTTCCGTTGTCAGCAGTTGGCCAGCCTATGACGGAACGCGCGTTGAAGCGCGCAACTGGCATCCCGAAAATCGCGGCGGCGGACGCCTTCCTGATTTTTTGCGTCGGTGGAGGTACTAAATGGCTGTCACAGTGAAGATCACCGAAAGCCTGCCGGACGCTTATCCGACGATTGAAACGGGAATCACATCGCCGTCCGCTGCATTCCTGGCCGCAGTCTGGCAACGGATTGAAAGTTATATCAGCGAGAGATGGGCGGCGCGCGATTGCGTGTTTGTTGCGGAAGGCCCCGGCGATTGGCGCCCGCCTTTGCAACCGGCGACAATTAGCGCAACTGAAATCTGGAATGGCAGCGACGCATGGGAAACGGTGACGCTGCGACCGGCAGCAACGGGCGGTTATGTTCTCGACGGGGAAGGGCCCTATCGCTTCACGGCAAGCGTCGGCTCGACTGACGATCCGCCGGGCGCGGTGCAAGAGGCTTACAAGCGCCTCGCGATATATCTTAACGAAAACGACGGCAGCGAGGCGAGCCTTCAAAAGACCGCCATTGATGGCGTCGGCAGTTTTGAATTTGGATCGCCGAACCTTGCAGCGCGCGCCGTGCAATACAGCGGCGCGGGCGATCTCTTACGCGCTTACAGAAAATTGGGAGGCGTCTAATGCGCTGGCCTTGGCAAAAACAGAGACTTGAAAAGCGCGCGAGCGCGTCCGGCTTCACGGCGGAAATCATCGCGGCGCGCGAGTCCTATATCAGCGGGCGGCGCGGCATAGGCGAGCTGACGGCGACCGTGCAAAGCTGCATCTCGCTTTGGGAAGGCGGTCTAACCATCGCGGACGTGACGGGAACGGATTACCTGCGCCCCCGCAATCTCGCCATGATCGCCCGTTCGCTCGCCCTTCGCGGTGAATATGTAGGACTCATTGCTGACCGGCTGTTGCCTGCATCCGATTGGGATTTGCGGACGCAAGACGGCATTCCTACGGCGTACCGCTTGAGCATTTCCGAAGCGGGCGGCGGGCGGACACTGACGGCGCTTTCGCAAGAAGTATTACACATAACAATTAACCCGGATGTTGCCGCGCCATGGAGCGGACAGGCGCCATTGCGGCGCGCATCGATCACGGCGGGCTTGCTTCACGCTTTGGAAGATGCGCTTCGCGAGACATTCGAGAACGCGCCGCTCGGCTCGAAAATTGTTCCGTTGCCTGAGAATCCCGAAACCGACAATGAAAATCTGTCGCGGGGCTTTCGCGGAAAGCGCGGAAGAATGCTGTTGCGGGAGTCGGTGAACGTGCAGGCGGCGGGCGGACCTGCGCCGCAAGCTGACTGGCGTCCGTCCGATCTGTCGCCTGATCTTAAAAACGCCATGACGGCGGAAACTTTGAACGCGGCCCGCGATGCGATCTGCGGAGTGTATGGCGTTCTCCCTTCATTGATGAATCCGGCGACAACCGGCCCGTTAGTTAGAGAGGCGCAACGGCATCTTGCGCAATGGGTGCTGCAGCCGATTTGCGAGCTGATCGCGGAGGAAGCGCGCGACAAGCTGGGCGCGAATGTCGATCTCGATTGCATCTCGCCGTTGCAGGCTTTCGACCATGGCGGACGGGCTCGCGCATTCGGCGCGATGATCGATGCGCTGGGTGCTGCAAAGGCGGCGGGGCTTTCCCCGGCGGAAACAGGATTCGCGCTCAAATTTATCGATGAAGGTGCGCCTACGAATTAAAAGAATTGATGGCGTTAGGGTTTCTCCGCCGTCAATGCGCCAGCGGGCGGTGCGCTTAAACACCCGCAGTTGCGGCTGGTTTTATCCTTTCTCCAGTGACGCAACCACCGGCCCGCGTTCGGGCAAAAAAAAGCCCCCGCCAGTTTTGACCGTCTGGCGGGGGTTATTTCTTCAGCGGCCAACCGTCGGGCCCGATAGTCCGCTGCTCGATTGAACTCTCCAAGGCGATCAATTCCACCAATATAGGTGATGTGTGAGGGGTTAGGGCATCACGATAGGCAACAATGAGGTCCGTAGTAGCTCGGCGCAGTGATCGGACGATCTTCTTCTCGTTGGTGGAATGTCTCGGATCGAATGCCAAGGAACTTTCAATCAGTAAAACGCGGTCCCATAGTTCATTTGCATCGTCACTAGATGCGACATTGCGCAGAGCAGCACGGAATGTTTTTATTTCTGCTAGTGTATCACTCAAATTCAGAACCTTTTAAAAATCAGGAATTGTGCGGGAATGTTGAAGCGATGGCCTTGCCATGATGATCGTACACTGAATAATAGAAATGCGCAGAGTCAATTGCTGACTTAAGTTTCCACTCTTGAAGCAGGCCGAGGGCGTAATTTTCATAGTCAATCTTCATAACATCGGTGTCTATACTGATTATTACATGATACAAAATATTTTCTCTGCCTCCGATTTTTTTGAAATCTGCGGTTATCACGGTTGAATCGGGGATTTTCCTTTGCATAAGCGATCACCTTATTCGAGGTTGTATTTTTAACCTTTGGAGCCTTTGGGGTCTTTGGACCGGGGATACGTTCGCTCCTCTTGAATTTTTCCGTCCTCTTTGTGAATGCGGACGCTGCCTTCGTTCTTCTCGAAGTATTTCTGCATCTTCTTTATCGCCTCGGCCTTTGTATCAGCTTTAGCAATTGCTCGATTGGAACCTGCCTTTTCAAGGCGCCATTCGTCGTCTTTCTTCGTAAGGTGAAATTTGTCTAGAGTCATTCTTACCTCCTATTTGGTAATGGGAAATATTCACTGAGTCGAACTCCCGGTCCCCCGCTTTCACTGGAGAACACGCCGGCAGGTATCGCGGGGACGAAATCCAAAAGTGCATGCTCCGCCGGCCTAAAAACCTCTTGCATGATCCCGTAGGATGCTGTACCTCTGGGATTAACCAAGAGGACTAATATGTCGGAATTGAAGTTTCGCACTGCCGTCGCCTGCAGGATCGCCCGGATCGACCGGGATCGTTTTAACGAGGCTGTCGCCGCCGGAAATTATCCCTGTGCGCCCCGCACCGACCGGGGTGCTACTCGGGTTTTCGATCAGATCGACCTGATCGCGTTAAGCTACTATGGGAGACTTTTGAATTTTGGGATTGCGCCTCGAGTAGCAGGGCATTGGGCTTGTGAACTGCTTCACGCGGTGAAGCGGGAGCCGACCACGGATGAAGTCGTTCTTTGTTTCAGTAGGGACGGCTATGAGCACGCGGTCACTGCCGAAGAAATCAGGCTCTTAGAGCAAGGCCAGCGAGATGACGTACTGCACGGCGACGCCATGTTTCCAGTTTTGCAGCGCATTTGCGTTGACGTTCGCGCAATCCGTGGATTGGTCAAATTCGAGATTGCGCGCGAATTAACAGTAATCGGGCCGGATGACGAAGGCGAAGCAGAATAGCCATGTCAGCCGCTCCCGTCCGCCAATCTCAAATCACGCGCGCGGTTAAGGCCGTGCAGGCCGCAGGCGTTCCTGTTGGCCGTGTGGAGATTGCGCCGGACGGAACGGTGAAAGTTTATTCTGGCGCAGGCGAAATGATCGATGACGACGACGCCGCGCTTAACGATTGGATCAAACGCGATGCGCGTAAAGATTAA